GTTCGTCCAGACGTCCCAGGCGGCGACGACCGGGTTGAGATCCGGGCCGATGAAGTGGTGGTCGTTGCCGAGGCTCAAGGTGTCGCCCAGGCCCGGGGATCCCGCGGTCCCGGCCAGGTCGTCGAAGGTCTGGACCTCGACGCGGATGTAGCGGAGCTGGTTCGACTCGCCGATGTTCGCGCCGCGCGTCTCGGCGGCGATAGTCTCGCGGACGAGGCCGGTCTGGAACGTGCCGGCGATGTTCGAGATGATGACGTAGGAGAGGCCGCGATAGGCCGGGAGCGGATCGAGCCGGGTGTCGAGGAAGGCCGAGACGGCCTGGGTCTCGGTTCCCTTGTGGAGCCGGACGCGGCCCTGGAAGCCGCCGCCGTTATCCTCGCCGCCGAAGAGATCGTCGCGATCGACGTCGACGAACTCCTGGGGGATCCCGCCGGCGTCCGCGACGTGGTCGAAGACCTTGTCGTCGCCGATCCAGATCCCGGTGATGCCGGCGCTCTCGCCCTTAAAAAGCGCGTATTGAAGCGCGAGCTCGTACTTGAAGCCGATCGTCTCCTCGCGCTTGAAGATGATCCCGGTCGTGACGGTCCGCTCGACGGCCACGAAGTCGCCATACCAGATGCAGTTCGGAGCGTTGAGCCGGACGGTCCCGCCGGTGACGATCGGAACGGGTCGGCCTTCGGTCGCGGTCGGGATGTCGAAGTCGCCGATCCCGCTCGCGGTCTGGCTGGGGAGGCGCTCGCGGAAGTAGTCCGTGAGGACGAACGAGATGACCCAGAGGAGGAGCTGGGTCCACATTAGGACTGTATCCCCGAGAACTTCGAGGGCGAGGTTCTGGAGCCTGGCGGGAGCTCGGTGTTCGCTGGGTCGATGACCGGGATGTAGGCGTAGCCCTGGAAGTTGATGACGTTGTTGAACTTGCGCTGGCAGATGTCGAGGGTGAGCCGGCAGCCGGCGAAGACGCTCGCGCCCTGGCCGGCGGCGAAGTCGCGGAACGGGATCTGGATCCGGACCTTGTCGGGATCTCCGCCGACGTTGCCTTCGATGATGTCGCGGACCTCGCCGGCGCCGGTGACGATGAAGCCGCCCTGGAAGTAGGTGTCGAACTCGTCCGCGGTTAGATCTCCGGGGCCGCCCCTGGCCGTGTCGATCGTGACGGCCTCGAGGCGGAGTCCGGTGAAGAGGATCTCGAGCTCGTCTGGGGAGATCGAGGTCGCGGTCGCGACGAACTTGAAGTCGTCGGCCGTGAGGTTGCAGCCCGGGGACTCGAACAAAAAGGCGTTGCACTGGAACGAGAAGGTGTCGGGCGGCGTGACTTCGGTCCCCTTCGTGAGCGGCTCGAGGAGGACCTCGACGTTGTCGCCGACGTACTGGAGCGCGACGATCTGGCCCTTCCACGCGATCTGAATCTCCTCGGCCGGGTCGTCCGCGTGGAAGCGGGAGATCGTGACCGAGGTCCGGTTCGACGTGAGCCGGCCCTGGTAAAGCGCGGCGACCGGCCAGTCGTTCGGCGCGGTCATCCGGACATTATTGTCGTCCTGGTCCTTCGACTGTGACCAGGGGCTCCGCGTGTAGGCGAGCGGCTCGAAGACGAAGGAGCCGATCGTGACCGGCCGGATCGCGTTCGTGTAGCGGAAATTCTGGAACCCGTTCGAGAACAGGAGGAGCTCGATCGGCGAACCGTCTCCAGTTTCAAAGGCGTCGAACGTCATGTCGAGATCACTCCGGAGACCTGGAAGCGGAGCTCGGACCGGCCGAGCCTAACGTGGCGGAAGGTCGCAGTATCGCCCCGGAGCCGGACCTGGTAAAGCCAGGAGACCTTCACGTCGGCGATCGGGACCGTCCCCGTCCCGGCGATCACGGAGTCGAGCGTGACCGTCTCGTTCGGTCCCGCGTCGGCGACGACGTTGATCCTCCGGATGTAGTCGACGCCGGCGATCGTGATCTTGAGATCCCGGCGCGGCGCGGAGAGCGTGATCTCCTGGAGGCCGACGTTGACGATGATGAGCGTGTTCCCGCCCAGCGTAAAGTCGGCGCCCAGGACGAGGTCGTTCGTCCCGCTGGGGATGTAGAACGGGAGCCAGGAGCCGCGGATGAAGTAGAGGAATTGACGCCAGGCGAACGTCTCGGCCTGGCTCTCCAGGTGCACAAGGACGCGCTGGCTCGGCCTGGCGAGCGGCTCGTTGCGCCGGCTGGCGATGTCGCCGGTCTTCGAGTCCAGGATGTCGAGGACGTTCTCGATGTTGCCGCCCCTGGTTCGGCCATCGAAGAAGAGCGGCTGGATCATGACCGGGAGGCCGTCGAGCGGATGCGTGTCGAAGAAGGCCAGGTTGAGCGCCGCGATGTCCGTGTATTCGATCATGTTGAAGGTGAGCTCGATGTCCTCCGCGGCGAGGGCGAACGTGAAGATCCGGCCCCTGGGTCGCAAGAATCCATACTTGATCGGCATCCCTTGAGAGCCGATCGGGAGCTCGATCCCGATCGCCGACTCGAGCGTGATCGAGACCGCGTCGAAGGAGAGGACCGTGATCGCGTCCGAGGGAACGCCGTCTGGCGTGACGAACGAGAACTCCTCGCCGGCGACGATCTCCATGTCGAGCGTCGGGATCTGGATGACCGTGTCGATCGCGGCCGCGGCGACGGTGATGTCGCGGGCCTGGAACCAGAGCTGGAGACCGACCCGGAGGAAGCCGGCGGCGTTGATGACGTTGAGCTGGCGCGTCCTCTCGACGTTGTCGGTGAACCGCTGGAGGAGCTTGATCGTCGAGCGCGGGACCTGGCGGAGCTCCATGACTTGTTCGGTCCCGTCGATCGAGATCATCCGGTCGGTGATGAACGAGATCCGCTCGGTGATCGGTCGCTGGGGGAGCGTGTTGAAGATGATGAGCCGGCGGCCGGTGAAGCGGACGAAGATCGTGACGCCGTCGACCGTGAAGATGACGTCGTCGTCGATGACCGCGTCGCCGGTCGTCGTGACCTCGAAGGTGACGACCACGGACGAGAACGCCTCGAGCGTCGCCGGGAGGCCTGGCGTGAGAACCGTGAGGCCTGGGATCGCGGAGACATCGACCGCCGTGAGCTGGACGGCGAAGCGTTGCGTGTTGTGAAGCGTGACCTCGCGCGTCTTGGTCGTCGTGATGTTGCCGAACTCGATCGGGACGGGCGAGACCCAGGTCGTCTCGAAGTAGGTCTGGCCGAAGCGGCCGAACGCCGGCGCCGAATACTCCTCGAGGATGATGACGACGCCGCGCTCGGTCGTGAGCGAAGCCGCCAGGAACGCCTCAGCGATCGTCCCCTCGACCGCGCCGGTCGGGAGGTCTGGGAACTCGGGGTTCCCTGGAGAGTATTCCAGGACCCCGAACGAGAAGGCGCCCTTGTCTGCCATGACTAGGTCGCGTTCGCCGTGATCTTCCGGTAGGCGAGCCCCTCGAAGCCCGTGTAGCCTTCATTCGAGAGCGTGTTCTGGGAGTCCTTGTTCGTCATCGGGAAGACGACGTAGGTGTCCGCGCCGACGAGGATCTCCTGTTCCGCGTCGAGCGACTTCATGTTGACGCGGAAGACGTCGGGGATCTGGGCGACTGGGGCCATCCGCCGATCGCTCTCGAAGTCGACCGTCGCGGCGATGATGATCGGAACGAGCGGGACCGAGTTCGCGGTGAAGGTCGGGTCGGCCGCGAAGAGGACCGTCCCGAACCCGTTCCCGTATCCGGAACAATGCGCGACGCCGTAGAGGACGTCGTCGTCCCCCGCGTTGACGTCGCCGACCGTCTTTTTCGTCGCCGTCGTCGTCGACTGGTTGCCCTCGGTCGTCGGGTTGCGAGCGCCGCCGTCTTCCTTGCCTTCGCCGCTTAGGTTGTGATACCAGTCATAACCGAGCGCGCCGATGTTCGGCATGTAGAGGTTGAGGCCGCGGCATCGGAGATTGACGCCGGAGAACTGGAGGTTGTTGAAGTTGGAAGCCTGGAACGGGTAGCGGTGAGTCGTGTGATATGGCTGGTGCTCCTTGTTGTCGGTGTTCGTCTCGGTCCCGGGACCGCCGCGAAGGTCGTCCGGGTCGAGGTAGCCGACCGCGTGGCCCGTGATGTAGAACGAGTCGGCGTCGAGATCCGGGTGGAGCGGCGTGAGCATCCCGACGTGGAAGTGTCGATACTGGCGCGAGTTGACCTTGAGAACGACGTGGAGATATTCGGCCGTGGATCCGCCGAAGAGCCAGTAGGAGTCATATGGTCCGACGACCGTGTTGACGAGTTGATGAGCGACGCCCGCGAAGCTCGTGACGGGGTCGTTGTAGGGCTGGACGGCGAGCCCCGGGTTGTTCATCGGGTTCCCGGGCTGGTCGTAGGTCTGCTGGCCGGTGTTGATACTGCCGAAGCCGGTGAAGATGAAGAGCGTCTTCAAGGTCGTCGCGTACATGGCGAACGGCGGCTCCTCGGTCCCGACGGATCCGCGCGAGTACATATAGTTAAAGTTCGGATGTGCGCCGTCGCCCTCGGTCGGCGTCTGGCGGAGCCACTCGAGCCCGCCGGCCGTCTTGATGTCGGTGACGAACGGGTTGACGATGTCCTCCATGAAGTCGGCCATGTCGTCGTCGCCAGGCTCGAAGCCTCCGGTGTCTGTTCTGAATGGCATGGTTAGAGCTTCTCCATTGCGACGAACCGCCAGATGTCGGCCGTGTTCGTGTCATTAAATACCAGGAAGCGGCGGCCGTCGAACGTGATGATCTCGTCGAAGGAGTCGAGGCCGCGGCCGTGGACGTGTTCGTAGCCGTCGACGAAGCCGATGACCTGGACGTCGCCGGCCTGGTTCGAGATGATATGACAGCGTCCCGTGAAGGAGAGCCGGCCGCCAGGACCGAAGGGCGCCGGGCCTTGTGGCATGGTCGCCGCCGCCGCGGTGATGAACCACTCCAGATCGGAGAGCGAGCCGGCGCCCGGGTTCGGACCGAGGTCGAAGGGGTTCATCGCCGTCGCGGGGGCCGAGGATCCGGACGGAACGGGGGCGTGTTGGAAACTGTAGGCGCTACCGTTCGCGCCGCCGCCCTGGATCGGCCAGAGCTGGCTCCGTTGATCTTCCGCGCCGTTGCTATTGTTGAAGGCGACGCCGAGCCAGGCTGGGCTCAAGTTGTCCCGATACTGGACCGGGCCGAGCTGGCCGCCGACCGTGTACGAGTTGAGGTTGACGAGCCCCGAGTTCGTCGTCGAGCGGTTCGTGTTGAAGCCCGGGATCCCTCTCGACTGGCCGTGGCAGAAGGCCGGGAACGGGTAGTTCGCGTCGGAGTTCGTGA